GCTTGAACAGGCTCTTTTCCTCAACCTGCTTTGACATAGTGCTCACCTCATCGAATTCAGCATCGGAAATGATATTCATCTGCTTGGCCTTGAACGCCTCGTCATACATCGCCAGCCCGTCGCCGTTCTCCTGTGCCATGCGGAAACGCACCTTGAAATCCTCCGCCGCCTTCTGCCGCTCGGCTCCACTGATCGACAGATTGATTGATTCCACTTCTTCTGGCAACGGCAGGCCGGACGATTGGTAGTCTTTGACCGCCTGTTTCACGGGCGCAAAGTCGCCTGTCTGTCTGCCATACTGAAAGGCGTTCTCGATGGATTGTTTCGCCCTTTGCCCCGTCTGCTTGAACGCCTCCGCCTGAACCATGATCGTCCCTCGCGTGCTCCAGTTCGTCACGCGGTCCTGAAGCTGCAACCGTGCATCCGGCGTCAGCGGCATCTTGTCGAAGTCAGTTTTCAGCCGGGTCTGAATCTCGTTCCATTTGCCCATCCAGGCGGATTCGTCTGGATTCTCCTGCTGGAACTTGGCGAACTCAAGCTGCGCATTCTGCATCGCCATGGATGCGTTGGTTAGATTCGTCACGTCCTGGGCGCGTTTTGCCCGTTCGGAGATGTCGAAAGCGACTTGCCCGACCTTGGCTAGGCCTTGGGCAACAGCGTTGTTGTTGACCGCCTGAAGCTCGGGAACGCGCAGGGTCTGGTTGCCGGTCTGAATCTGTCCTGGGCCTTGAAGGATGGGGATGCGTGCCATGATTAGACGTTGGTGTAACCCGCGACAGGCTGCCGCGTCTTGTGGTTGTATGCCCTTGGCGCAGTCTGCGGACGAGTCGAGAACGCACCATAAGCTGTTCCAGCAACAGATGCCAGCCCCGAAAGAGCCGCGCCCGTGGCGTCACGCCTATGCTGTGCCGCCTGCTGCGAGCCCATGACGCCAGCAGTATAACCTTCGTATGCAAGATGCCGCTGCGCAAGGTCTGCCGTCCGCTGCTGATCTGCCAGCTCGATCTGCTGTTTTGCCCATGTGTCCGCCTCGATGGCAAGCGGAGTGCCGGTGCCAAGCATCGCGCCACTCCCTGCCATGGCGTTAAGCTGCATGGCTCGTTGCCTGCGCTGCTCCTGGGCTGCCCGGCGCTGGTTCTCGCTGTCCTCAAGGGCTTTGCGTTTCTGTTCCTCGGCAATTGCCCGCTGCTGGGCTTCTGCGTTGTATTCAGACTGCTTTGCCGCCGTCTGACTCGACTGATACGACATGTAGGCACCAGCAGCCGATGAGATCAGCGACCCGTAAAGCGCGACATATCCCAGGACGCTCAGACCCTCGACAACGCCAAGAATCGGGAATTGCAGGATTTCAAGGAATGACATAACGAATGCAGCTTAATGGAGACGCGTCAACATGCCAGCCCATTTTTTCCGATTCCTTGGCCGTCACGGGCGCGACAAAGCCGCGAATCAGGCGGTAACCAAAACCGCCCTGCTCGTTCACGCCTTGAATCCATCCGACAATCGCCCGTTGAATCATGCCCCACGCGTCACGGATTGGCCCGATGCTGGCGCCAGGACGGCCTAGAAGGTGGTCAATCTGGACAATCGGACAGTCAAAAATCAGGTATCCAAACGCCACCAACAACGGCCCCTCATCATCCTCGACAAGAAACCCGTTCGGGCTGAGAAGCTGAGGCACCAGCGCCATGTTCCGCGCCTTTGCCCATTGTTCCACGGTGCAGAAATCGGCTGGCTCGTAAGCTCGGATTTTCATGGTGCCCCAGGATGCCAGAAACAAGGCGGGCGTCAAGGAGCGCCTGAGATGTCTCCTACTTCGACGTTGTAAATAATCGACAGAAGATTAAACCTGAACGCATGCCTGGAGACGATCACGGGCATGGCGTTATGGGCATGATTAAAATTCACAGGTTGAGGCAGCGTTTGCCCGGTGACATAATTCAACCCAGGCGGCTCGTCAGATGGAGGGAACGGGAATTCATCTGCATCCGAGATGTTTATGCGGCTTAAATTGGTGTAGTCGTATTCGTCAACGCCTGCCCAAATCTGGCCGTAATATGAACGCCAAAGTCTAAACGACATCGACACAATTCGCCATTTGTTCATCTGAGATGTTCCGCTTTGAAGAGGAACTTCAAGCCTGTTTGGAATCGCAAAGGCATTGTATGAAAACCCGATGACGTATGACCCGCTTGGAGGCGCAGACCCATCAAATTGAAAAACCGCGCTCTTCGTAATGGTTCCCGCCGTTTCAGCCTCTACCGGGCTTCCGTCGCTTCGGGTAGCTTGATACCCAAGCGCCAGAAACGCATTATTGATAAAGAACGTTGGGTTTGATGTCGCGATGTCTGTAAATGTGAGCAGGTCAGTATCCTTAACCCCTGAATGAGTTGAGTATGAATCCATATACCACACTTCCGCGCTTTGGTTAGCGGATGTCATGGCTGAAATCATCACCTCTCCATCAATGGATAACAGCGCTTCAGCGCCCGCCGAAGATTCGGCCAGAAACACCATTGAATCAGCTTCTGTGGATTGACTGTATAGCGTGCAGACGCTTAAAACAGTTAATGGCGTTCCGATCAGTGTGCCATTAGGCGCTCTATTGCTGCCGAGCCTGTGGCGATGCCAGGCCGTAACATTGTTTTCGCGGTCGTATGTAAAGCCGCTAAACTGTCCGTTTTCATGCATCAGCCACACAATCGGGTCAGGGCTTTGCGAATATGCCATGCCTATGACATCGGAGCGCCCAGGAATATGCTCCGCAAGAAGCGTCATATCAGGGGCCGAATAGCCGTCCTTCTCAAAGACATAGGCAAATTCACGCAACCTGTTGTCGCGGGTTAACCAAAGCAGCGCATCGCCGGCCAGGACGGGTTGCAGCTTGCTTGAGCCGTAGCGGCTCCACCGGCGCAATCGCACGTTAGACGGCGACAATGCCGCGTCTTGCTCTCCGCTGTCCATCGTCCATTCCTCGCCCGTGGTGCCAATGACCATCGTGCGTTTAAAGGAAGTAATCCATTCGATGTCATTTGCCTGCGTGGCTGCAAGAGTAACGTCGATGCCAGACGTTTCCAGTGTGCCGGTCAGGAAGGTATAGAAGTCATCAGTCTGGCTGCCCCAAAGACGCATTGGCTCGGTTTCCGTTCCGGCGAACCAAAGGCGCTGATCGTGGAAACAGACCGTCTTAGGATAGCCTCGCGATGCCGAGAACGCCCCTTTGCGCCAGACAGGGAATGTGAATCCAATCACCTCGTTCGGGATGAGGCTGTCAACAGCCAGTTTAGGGATGCCCTTGACTTCCGTCGTGGAGGTGTATGACTCGATCTTGAACGGGATGTCGAGCTTGCCAACAATAGGCTCGATAGTCATCCAGTCGGTTGCAGAAGATGACGCGCCAGTGTCACGAACCGCCACAAAGCGATACCAGCCGCCTGTATTCGGAGCCTCCGCCGTGTAGGAAATAGTTCCCTCGGTGGCAACCTGGATGCGCCATTCCTTGATTGTCGTGAAGTTGATTCGATCAAGGCTTTCCTGAAGTTGAAGAGTCGTAAGCGTGGGAGCACTACCGGCAGCCCACACGGTTCTGGCAATGAATGATCCCTGGATGAATAAAGCCGCGCTTGTAACCGTCCCCGCGCCGGTGCCAAAGTTTTCGGTTACGACACGCCCAACGCTGTTAGCGCCCGGCGAAAGCTGCCACGTTGAGCCCACTTCGTCAGCATCAAATGTCGCGGAGGATGCAATTAGGCGGTAATCGGTGATCGTGATAAGCACCCAATCAGCGCCTACGCCAGGACGGTTCGCGCTGGTAGCCGCTGTGCTGGCACCTTTCCAAAAGTAATTGCTGCCGAAGTATTCAACGACATCACCAGCAACGTATGTTTGCCCGACGTTCCACGGAGAGCGATAGACGGCTTTGTCCCACTTGGCAGAGGTGAATGAGACGTCACTGTTTGCCGTCTTGCACCTATAAAGCTCATCCAGGTAAAGGACAAAGTCGCCAATGCTGTAACTGGTAGCCGTCACCCAAGTGTTGGCGTCATAAACGATCTTCATCGTCACCGCGTCATCAGGCGGGTCGAGTGCAGGAGCGAACTGAAACGGCACGGTCTCAATGCTCCATGTGCCATCAGTCGCCCGTGTGATCCTCTGCGGCGCATAGTCGCCGTGCGTCAGAAACATCACGTCGTTGATCTGACAATAATGGATGTCGCGAATGTCCGTGTCCGCATAGGTTGTCGTCAGCGTCGTAACCAGCGTGAATGTGCCAGTATTGTATGACCAAACGTTGATTGCGTTTTCCTTGAATGCCAGAACGAAATTGATGTCTGTTGAGCGCCGAAACGGGATCAGGCGGATGGTGTCGTTAACGTCGCTTCCTGCTGTCCCAAACCGAGTTCCCGGCCTCTTAAAGATGCCGCCGTAGGGTCGCACAATGAAGTTTTCGAGCAACCGGCATCCCGTGGCGTATTTTTCCGAATCCGTCCGCCCGTCCATGAGCGGCGACATTTCGCCACCGTTAAGGACGCTTTTGATCGTCTGAAATTGAATCGCCATAATCAGGAAAGCCAGTATGCGGAGCGTGAGGAGACAAGCTGCGAGTCATCAAACGGCAGGATGCGCCTGCCCTTGCCCTCTGCGGAATCCCTGCTTTTGGCCTTGTTTGCAACGGCGCTCTCGAAGAACTGCCGCATTTGCGTGGCCTGCCCGCTCATGCCTGCCGTGTCGGACGCGATGTAAGACGCAAGGAGATAGCTGAATGCCGTCACGAAGTCGGAGCTATAAGCCGTCGCATCAGTAATTCGAGCGATGTATTTGAGGTTGATAGTTTCCTTATCACAGAGGAGCAACCCGCCCTCAAAAAGGAAATCAGCGCCGTCATCTTCCATCTGCCCGCCATCCGCATTAATCGAAATGGGGCGGAGGCAATCGGCAGGCGGCGTATGCTGGAAGTCGTAAGCGAACTGCGGAATCTTGACCCATTTGCCCGTCGATGCCGTGTAGGTGCCGCTGAATTCGGAGTCATCCAGGTCGAAAGCGTTGGAGTTGATGACGGTCACATACCATTGACCGTTTGCAGACGTGACGCCCTCGACATCCTTGATGTAAACCCGATCCCCCGTGCTGAGGCCGTGGCTGTTTGATGTGACGCGAATCTCGCCGCTGCCATCGTCGGCAATCGCGGAGCCGCCCGAGAGACTGGTGTAAGTTATCGTTTGGCGTTTCCTCTTAGTGGCGAAGTTCCAAGGATGGCTGCGCAAAATCTCATCCAGGGCCGTGTAAACAGGCGTGCCGCCATCTGGATTATACCACTTGCGGACGCTGTTCGCCTGCTGGCTGGTGTCAGTCGTGAGCGCCGTGAGAGCCCGCCCACCTAGATGGGCAATGGCAAGATTGGCAATGCTCGTATGCGTTGTAGCCATCTGAAAGCATGGTTAGGGCGGAGGAGCTACCATGCAAAGCCCCTCCGCCCGTTGAAACACCTCGGTCGGATTAACCGAGAGTGTAAGCGATGTGCCAGCACTGAGTGTGCGAAGCACCGGAAGTGACGGTCGTCCAGGTGACGACAACCCATGAATCTTCCGTGAAGGTCACGGGAGTCAGGAAGGCGTCACCCTTGGTGCCAGCTTCGGAGAATGTCTTGCGCCCGGCAGCGTTGCCGAGAGCGAGAGACGCGCCGAAATAATCATCATCAATGGCCGTTGGCGTGGCATCGTTGGTGAAGTAACCGATCTTGCCGGTGCAGGCGTCGCCCGGGTCGCCGTGATCCACGCTGCAAAGGTCAGGCAGGAGCCTGGCTCCCTTGGGCAGAAGAGCGAGGTAGAGCGGGTCAGCAGTCGCCGCCGTGTAAGCGGTCTTGCGGACATCAATGTGATAGACCTTGCCGCCGTAGTCGGAAAGGGTGGGACGGTCAGCGCCGTTGGTATTGGCGGTATTCTGAGCGGTTGCGTAATCGGTAAAGACGTTAGCCATGATCGTGAGGAGTGAGTTGGTTACAAAGCGTTGATTGCAGTGATGACGGAGGAAACATCCGTGCCCGCCACAATGGCGTCCAGGAAGTCTTTGACCGCCGTGGCCTTGGTGGAATCGTAGTCGGCATCAGCCGTGAGAACGGCAGTCAGAATGACATCAATGCTTCCTTGGGAGGTCGCATCAAGATCACCGTCCTTGATGGAGGCAATCAGGTCATTCAGCGTGTCGAGCTGGGCTGTGCTGAGAACAATTTCCTCATTCGTCTCGCCTTCCTTCTTGGTGGAAGAAATGGTGTTAACGAACGGAGAAACCAAGATTTGGTATCGGATGGGTTCAGCCATGATAAGGGAGGTTAGGGCGGAGGCTGTTCACCTCCGCCCGTTACAGGTTAGGCGGGACTGCGGTCGCAGTAGATGCGGACAACCTTCTCATTCTCAGTGCGGACAGCGCCGCGCATGAGGTGAGAGCGGATGAGGAGAGCATCATTGCGCTGAGGGATGACGTTCATCGACGTGCCACGCTCGCCAAGGGCGAGCTTGATGCCGGACTTGTGCCAGACAGGAACGCTGGTGATGTCGGTGCCGGAGTTGATAGGCAGGCGTTCGCAGTGGATGAACTTGAAGCCCATGAACGTGTCGATCTGGCCGTTCACCAAGGCGCGGACGGTGTTGTAGTCACCGTTCGTCACTTCAGTGGTGCGGAGCAGATTGTCGAGTTCGGAGGCCGTGACCGCGATGAAACGATCCGTCTGCGGAACCTCATCTTCGTTGAGCAGGCGGGCTGCCTTGCGCAGTTTGGCGATGGTCAGGCCGCTGTTGGCGGCGGTGCCGCTTTCAACGTAGTCAACCGCCACGTCCTGCCCGGCAGGGAAGGAATCGGTGGTCGTGCCAGCCGCGCCAATGTAGCGAGTGCCAAAGAACGCCGAAATGATGGCGTCGTCGATTTTGCGGTTAAGCTCCATCGCGTGACCACGCACAGTGTCCGAAGTCGGCAGGACGATCTGACCCAGGAAATGCTGGTCATATTTATCCTCCCAAGTCGGGATGTGACAGGCGCTTTGGTAGAGCCAATACTCGGTTCCGCTCATCTGAGTGACGGGCGTTTCATCGAGGCGGGTGGTGATCTCAGACGCTTCGAAGGCGTTGATGAGATTGAACTTCTTGCGCTCGCCGTTGAAGTCGGAGCGATCAACGGCGGCTTGCAGACGGGATTCCATCTGCTGGAGCTTGTCCTGCCAATTCGTCGAGAACTGGTCAGGAAAATAGTCAGGAATGCTGGACATGAGAAAAAACGAAGGGTTGAGGATTTGTCGCGCCGTGGTGGCGTGACGGGATGTTTCGTGACATCCGGCTCCTTGGGTTTCCGCAGTCGCGGGCCTCGTCGCTCGGTCTTGGAAGGGTGGCGAATAATCGGCCTTCCTTGGCGGATATTCTCAAAAATGAGAATTAATGCAAGCGGAAAATGTAGAATTAAAGAAACTGGCCGATTTCTTTAATAGCCATGACGGCAATTAAAAACCCGCCTCCCTTTCGAGAGACGGGTCATCCTGGGGCCGGAGAAGATCAACCGATCTGCTTCTTGTAGGCGTGCAGCCGCTGAAGCTCATTCGCAATTTCAGCCTGCCGCTTGAAGTCTGCCGTCGTTTTCGGGTTCTGGTATGCCGGGTCCTTTTGTAGCGCCGTCATGCGCTCGTCAACGGTCTGCGTTGGGCCGCGTGTGCCTATAAGCGTATCATCAGGGCGGATCATGCGGTCAGCGTTAAGAGCCATTCGCATGACATCTTGAATCGTGTAAGTATCCTTTTTCGGGTCGCCGCCAAGGGCCACAATGCCACGCTTTGCCCGGTCCCATGTGTTGGCAGCGTCCGCGCCCCACTCCTGGTTCAGCTCGGCAATGGCAGCTTGAGCGTCTTGGGTCTGCGCCGCCTTGGCCTGTTCCACGATGTCGCCTACCCCTTTGTTGTAAAGGTCAACGGCCTTATGCACAAACGCGGGCGGGATGCCGTGCTCATGCGCCATCTTGGCGAACTCGCCAGCCAGCGGTGAAAGTTCTTTGCCCTCCGGGGCCTTGATGCCGTAATCCTCCGGCTTTTCAGGAGCGCCGGTAATCTTGCGAAGCTCGGCGTAATACTGCTGGGCCTGCTCTGGCGTGGCGTTCGCATCCAGCGGCTTCAACGTCTGCCGCGAAGAGATGAACTTTTGCGCGTTGCCTAGGGCTGAAAGAGCCTCGAATGGGTTTGGATACTTGCCAAGAGTGCCCTCGAAAGGCTTCAGGTGCTCGGGCAGTGCCTGTGTCCATCCTTGTTTGAATCCCCCCTTGTCATCGAGGAGTTCAGTGAACGACTTGGCTGCTTCGGGCGGAGGCGCGGAATTCTGCTGAATCTGCGCCGTGGGGTTTGGGTTGCCAAGGTCGCCAACGCTCTGGGCGCTGGACTCGGCTGTTTGGGTTTGGTTTTCCATAGGGAATTGTTACGGCAGCGGGCGGCCCGGCCAGCGTGCCTGAAAGGCTGCGGCTCCATGCTCGCTCACATACCACGCTTGCCATGCCGGGTCTTTGTCGCCAAGGGCAGGGTTGCGGGCAGGCTCGGGCGTCTTGGCCTTGCGCTCGATAATCGGTTCAGGCTGCGTCTCGATGTTTGGAACTTCCACGGTCACGCCGATTTCTTCCGGCTCGGCAAATGGTAAGGATTCCTTTACAGTTGCGCCATTTACAGCAATCTCGAGACTAGGATTTCCAGCAGCGGCACGAATCTGGCCGACGATGCGCGGGGCCTGCTTTTCGGTGACGTAGGCGGTGCCGCCGTCGATGACGCCGATGTTCACGCCGTCGCGGATGATTTGAGAGTCGATGATTTCGATCATGGTCTTACTTGGTTTCAGTTTCCTGCGTCAATTCAGATTCACGCCTTGGCAGCGCGTTGGTGATTGCCCGGTCAAGCAGGTCGCGGGCAACAGACTTCTGCCCGTCGATCCATGCCGCCGTCATAGCGTCATCCAGCTTGCGGAACGACGTGGAAGCCACTCCGCCGCAGGCTGTGTTCATGTAGCGGAACAGCAGAACGAAATCAGGGTTACTAAACAGCAGTGGCACAACCACCTCAAGACGCTCACGCTCCGATGGCGACAGGGGGCGGAAGAGGTCGATGAATTGCAGGTTATTCATGCTCCGACAAGTTCGCGCACTTTCTCAATCCCGCCAGCGTTTTTAACGGCTTGGCTGCCGTCCTTGAGCATTTGAGCCATAGCGGCCTGTTGCTGTGCCTGCGCCCTGGCTTCACGGATAGCCTGCCGTTGATCCTCTGGTAGCAGCAACTTGGGATCAACGCCGGAGATTCGGGCGGAATCATTCGCCCACTTGTCCCAATCCATCGTATCGAGCACGGCGGGAACGAGCGGCGCAACCATAAGCAACTTCTGCACATGCGCGTCACCAGCGCGAAGAGAAAGGGCCTGAAGAGCGAGAGCAAGCCTCCCCTGCATAACGACCTGCGGGTCTGGCGTCTGGACCATCCCGGGAGCAACCTGGACGACGGCCTCTTCAGGAGGCAGCGGCAGGGCTCCAGCTTCAGCCAGTGACGAAAACAGGAAGTTGACGAGCGGTTGAATATGCTCGGTGGCGTCACGATCAAAAGCCGGGCTGATAGCCTCAAGCTTTTCCCCGGCAAGCTGCGATGCCTCAAAAGCCGTCATCTCGCGGTTGTTCGCCGCGTTGATGCTGAACATCTGGAACATGTCGAGGTGACAGCGGCGGCGGATCAAGTCGCCCCTCTGCTTCATGCGCTCCATGCCCCATTCAAGATTTCCGACGACATTCAGCGGCACGATGGAATCAGCCCCCATGCCGGACGGATAAGGGTTGATGGCGCGGGCAGATGTCTTGAGCGCCCCCTCGTAAGTGTCAGGAACGAGCAACGGCGGAAACACCGTTTTCTCGATGCTAACATCCATCATCTTCGCCATGAAATTCATCTGGCGAGACTCGGGCAGGATGGAGAATCCAGGGCCATAACCCCATTCACCGGCAAGTAGCGGGTCAATGCCGTCCCAAGTTAGGAACCGGCCAATCGTGAACGGGAAATAATCAAATCCGCCCTCCTTGAGCAGCTTCTTGGATTCCTTCTCGATGTAGTAGGACGCAAACCGCTTACGCTGGGCAACACTGAATCCAACGCCGTCATATTCGCCAGGGTCGCGCTCCTTGACGCAATGGATGATCTTGAATTTCTTGTCCTTGTCTTTGCACTCCTTCACCGTGTCGGGCAGCGCGTCCTCTCCAAACTGGCCCTCCATCTGCTCTTTCGTGAACTCGAATTCACGCATGAGGCTGTTTGCCATCTTGTTATGGTCAACCGTGAAAACGTAGCTGCCCAGGCGCAGGTTCTCAAAACGAGGCATCCCGCGCTCGTCAACCGCCATGAACATAGCAGCCGTGCCGAACGTCCACAGGTTCGACAGGTATTCGTGGCGTTCTGAGTAATAGTTCGAGTTTGCAAGCTTTTTGGCTGTAACCCTGGCGCACTCGGCCAGCCAATTTTTGACCGGCTCCGAATCCTCAAGCTGCATGATGGGCTCGAAGCCGAACCACGTTGTTGATTTAGGAGTGCTCCACCCGAGATAACCGGCAACGGCCTTCTCGATAGCGTCCAGCGCCGTGATGTCGTAAAGACGAGTATCCCTCTGATTGTTCGGAGTGTAATCAATCTGCGTGATGCCGGACTTGCGCGGGCAGCAATGCTCAGAGATTTCCTGCCAGACCGTATCCCATTGCAGGCGGTTTCCTTTCAGCGTCTCGTAACGCTTTACGAGTTTCGCCATTTTCTCAACCTGCTCGCCGGGTTTGGATTTGTCGGTGTCCATGATCAGGATTTTTTACCTTCCGCGATCATGCGCCTGTGAATCCATGGCATGCCTCCAAGGTTTGCGTTGGCGTTTTGCGCAGTGTTGACCATCTCGCCCTCAAGGGCACCGACGCCAAGCTTGCCAAGGCTGCCGAGCGCAGGGGATGGGGCCAGCGGACTGTCCGGGTCGATGGTCTTGCGCAGCCCTTGGCGGCGGGAAGCGGCGACTTGCGCCTGCTCTCCCTCTGCGGAGTCGGCGCGGACGGGTGCTGGTGCAGGCGGCGGGTCTTTGGGGCGTTTAGCTGATCCTCCCATAATTGCCCAATTATTCTCATTTTTGAGAATCTGGCAAGCGGAGAATCTTTTTTCGCAGGCGCTGATAATCAACCCACTTCACCTCCTGGCCCTCGCGCCGAACGTAGCCAATCCACTTCCGAACCTCAGGCTTCGGGTCGAGGCGACACAGTTCCGCGATGTCACCGACGGCCAGAGTGACGAAAAACCCAAGCTGGGCGTGCGCCTCACCAAAGTCGCGCCAAGTGTCCATCGCGCAGATGAAGGTGTCAGGCGTGCAGATGACGTAACCGTCCGTCAGGTGGTCGCGCAGCATGTCCTCAAAGCTGGCTATGCCGCAGCGGTTGGCGGTGATGATGGCTTCGTGAAGAGCTTTCATGTCAGTAACCTCCGGTGTCCTGGGTCAGTGTTCGCCTTCGCCCTTCAAATCCATGGGCAAATCCCATATCCTCCATTCGGTTGACCATTGTCATCCCGACCTTCACATGACCTTGCTGAATTGCCTCGGCCATGTAGCGGGCGGCGTCGGCCGTGTGGCTTGACCAGTCGTGCACCGGTTCAGAGTTGATCAGCCTGCCGATGTCCACTTCCCGCGTGTGATACGCTTCCAGCGCCTCGATGCCTTTCGCGCACCGCTCGGCATGGAATACGAGCGACGGAAACAGCCCTTTCAAGCCGTTGATTCCCGTCCAGATGTCAACACAGCGTTTCAGCACCATGACGTTTGCAAACCCTGCCGCTCGCAGTTCCCGCTCAAACGATGAACCGCCGCGCTCTGTCTGCGCCGCGTCATGTGGCAGGAAGTGTTTCCCGAACGCATAACCTTTCTTCATCATCCAGGCGGCCCGTTGCGTGATCGTCTCCACGCCGTCAATCAATCCAACGTCGCAGTCGATCATGCGGATCTCGCGCCCCACGATCTGCCAATACCAGACGCTTGTGTTCGTCGGGCTGCCCAAGTCCCAGGAGGTATGCACCAGCGAATCCGCCACGGGCAGCTTGCAGATGCGCTGTTCCCTGTATGCCGCTTCCACAAGACGGGCGTAAATGGCACCAGGACGCCCCACGTTGAAGTCGCATTCCATCTCCTGCGCGTAGCTGTCCGCAGTCGTTTTCTCACGGATTGCCTTCAACGCCTCAGGCGGCAGAATGCCGGACTCGGACGCCTTCAGCATCAGAGTGTATGAGTCGGGGTCATTCAGCGCCTGCGTATAAGCCTTGTAGAAAGCGTTGCGCCCCTTCGGCGTGCCGATGCGAGTGTGCCAGCCGTTGTAATCGAGCAAGCACGGCAGAATGACGTAATCGAAAGCCGCTGGCGGAATGTCGGCGTCCTCGTCACTCACGATGCCGTCAAAATAAAGGCCGCGCATACGCTCATAGTTCTCGCCTGAGTAAAGCCGGATGACGGCACGGTTAAACAGCGTGATCTTCAACTCGCTCTCGTTGATCGTCGTGGCCGGTATCTTTTCGCAGTAGTCCTTGAGGTAGGCCCATGCGATGTCCTTGGCCTGATCCCGCGTCGGCGCGATGTAAGCGTAACGCAGCGGCGGGCCGTTTCTTTTGTGCGTCAGAGCGCAGCGAATGAGCTTTTGCACCACGGCAACCGTTTTGCCTGCGCGTCGATGGGCAACCAGCACAGCCCAGCGTTTGCCGGACTCGATGAACTCGCGGAACTGCTTCCGTGGCTCAATCTTGATTCTGACTTTCTGCGTTGCCACCAATGATGACCTCGATTTCCAGTTTGTGACGCTCAGGCTCGAAATAAGCCGATGCCTTGCCGATGTGAGCAAGAGCGCCGGATGCGGCGGAGAAGTCGCCGGTTTGTCGCGCTTCTGCGGCGATGGCAGCCAATTCATCCAACCATTTGTCTTTGGTCATGGCAAACTTGGACTCGACCTTAGCCGCAACCTTTTCTCGTAATTCTAGAATCCTTGGGGAAATCTTGGGATCGTTGGCAAGTTTTGAAGCCTCAGGATCAATCACGCTTGCCTTGGCGTCAGGATCAACCGCCACATGCTGCCGGTAAGCCTTCGCCGCAGACATCCCAAGCGCGACGGCCTGGGCAAATCGCTCGTGCTTCTGGTTTTTCAGGACTGGCATCAGCGGCACTTCTCCTTGATTGCCAAACGCAGGGATTCAGCCGTAAGCTCGGCCTGTTGCTGCAAAATCTTCTCGCCCAGGTTGGCGCACACGGTGGCGTCCCGCTCAGCTTGGCGAAGTCGTTGGATGAGATAGGGGATCATGGTTCCCAACCCTCCCACACCCTCGCGGAGATTTCAAGCCCAAAAAAAGCCTTACCTGCTCCTGCGCAACCTTGGGCGGCATCGGGCGTTGTTCACCGGACTGGACGGCGCGGCAGTGAGCGAAGATGGCGGAAAGGGTTTGTTCTGTTCGGCTCATATCTGGTCTGTCCAGTCGTCGTTCGTTGATATTTCGCGCATTGTGAACTTTGCGCCGTTGAAAAACATGGGGATTTTTGAGCCAGCAGCAAAGCCGCGGGCAAGCTCGATGATGAGATTTCGGCGGGTGTGATCCACCTCGGGCTGTGTTTCGTAGCTAAAACGAGCCTTTTTCTTCTCAGGAATCCAATGCGCCACCTTGAGCCAAGCCTCACAATCCATTGCAGGTGAACGACTTTCGCGAATTTGACCGTCCTCGTTCTCTTGGGAAACGGCAATCAAGGCCACCCCGTAACGCTTCGTGGCCTCGTAAAGGGAAAGGCTGATATGAGCAATCTCCCTCTCCCGGGTTTCCCACCTCTGGCGAGAGCGAACCTTGCCGATTAGATCGACAACAAAAAGCTCAAAGCCCTGATCTGCTTCGGCGCGGATGTCGGCAACAATGTCCTCAACGTATCTGCCGGCGGAATTGTCGAGCTTCACCAGCTTCCCGATGGAACGTTTAAGCTCCATGACAGCCCGCCCGTATTCCTCCTGCTGGCGGCGGTCAGTAATGCCCTTTCGCTCAATTGTGCCGTCGATGTGCTCGGCGGCCATGGCAAGAATTCGGCCTGCGTAGGTTCGGCGCTGGACCTCGTTCGAGTAAACCTTAACCCGATGACCGGAACGGGCCGCGTGAACCGCAATATTGCCGGTCAAGACGGATTTGCCGGACTTGGTAGGCCCTGTCACCAGCCAGTATTCATCCTTGCCGATGCCGCCGCTTTGAGTGTCGAGCGTTGGAATACCGGTCTTGATGAGCGGATCATGGCCGGACTGGATGCGCTCGGTAAGCGCCTGCATGTGATCAACGTGCTCGTCGAGGCAGTCGGCCAGGAGGGCGGTTGTTCCCGCCGTGGTGGCGATGGTGTCAAAGAAGGTCTGCACAATCGTCGAAGCTGTCGCGATGGTCGTTCCTATGCCGTCATCTGGCCCATGCTCATAAACCGCTTTGAGCCCTCGGGCAAGCCCCTCGATGGCCCGCCGCTGGCGATACTTGGCCTCCACCGTCTCGATGTGAAACCGGAAATGGGCTGGCGCTGTCATGGCCGTGCCGAGTTCCGTGACCTTCATCACGCCCCCGGCATCATCCAGCATCTTCGTTTCGCGAAGTCGTGAAGTCAGGGTGATGGCGTCAACGGGAATGTCCTGTTCCTCCATCGTGAACAGTTCCCGCATCATGGTTCGGGCGTTGAGAGTATAAAACGCCTCCAATGGCAGCCGGAGGCGGGCAAGGCTGATCTGCTGCGGGTTGAAAAGAATGCCGGAGACGATCCCTTCCTCCGCCTCCACGGAATGCGGCATGGGCTGGTTGAGCCCGGGTAGGATTTCCTCAACGGTTGGTTCTTTTGGTTTCATGGAGCGAAAGTACTAGAAGCTGGTTGAACTTTGAGCAGGCACTGGCGAGTGATCCGGCGGCGAGTTTGATAAGGCCGTTTGTGAACTGGCCGTTGTCGATCATGGATTTGTTGAGCCAGGTCAAGAATCCGTCCCACTCGGCAACGGTCATTGTTTTGTCTCGTTTGAGGAATCCGGCAAGCTGGACGCCATCGTGCCGGTGGAAATGGTAGTCGCTGCCGTGAGCCTCCCGGTATGCCTCCATCCAGGCATTTCGAAACGGCACAAATCGTGGGTCAGCTTCACTCGATTTTTTCCGCCCCACCCCCGAAGACTTCTTTGAAGTCGCACGGGTAATGTGGTTAATAGGTGGTTCATTAGTGGTTTGTCGGTAACCATTACCGGGGTTTTGGGAATCAGTTACCGGGGTCATGGAATCAGTTACCGGGGTCATGCCATCTTCACCTCGGTAATCGTTACCGGGGTCATCATCAAAATCAGGCACCCATTCCTGCTCTTGAACTTCGTTAAATGTAACGCTATAAACGTTGCATTTACCTCGCTTGCCAAGCTTGGCAACGATCCCGCCTTTCTCCAATTCGACCACGTTTAAACGGACTGCTTTTTCACATAAACCAGACATGCGAGCCATGGTTTCATGGCTGACGTAACAGTAATTCTTGCGCCCCATGGCATTCAGCATCACAACCAAAATCATGCGCTGTGAGCATGTCAGATTGCCGGAAAACACCCGGTTTAGATGGGTGAAATTCATGGCTCAATCAACAACGACTCTGGATTCATCATACCACCTGTAAGGGTCGCTTGGGGCCGTAAAAGCGCGTGACCACTCCTCTTTGGATGGGTCGCGAACGCTTCCGGTCTTGCCGGTTTTGTCACAGTAAAGCATCAACCAACCCTCATATAGAGCCGTGGAAAATACCCACCATTCGTGCTCGGTTCCGCCTGCCGTCTGATATGTAATGTCTTGAATCATAAACAAAAAAATCCCTCCCTTTGTGCACCCCACCAGCGCGAACGCCGATGGCAAAGGGAGGGGAAATGATGTGACTTGAACTTCCTGGGTGCAGCAGAAAGGTCATGGTGACGTGAGCTTACTCCTTCCTCACCTCATGTCCATTGATTTTCTCAGTCTTGCGACACTTGGGGCAGGGCTTCCGCAGGCCGGTTCCGGCGTTGACGATAATCGAGCCCATGCCCAGGCAGTGTTTGCAGGTTGGTTTCATGGCTAAAATGGGATGTCATCGCCATTCGCATCCGTGTAAATCTCCGGCTCCGACTTGGCCGTTTCCTGCCGCTTAGGCGCATCCTGTTGTCCCTGCGGGCGCTTCTCAAAGGTAAACACCTTGCCGTTGCCGATGATGGGCAATTTGAGCCCTCCCTGGCGCTCGTCTTTCGTCACAGGTTCAGCCACGAAATGAGTGTTCCCGTAGCGGTCCACGCCGTCTCGGTTCTCTTTCGCCTCCAGGTTCAGATAGACCTTGCCGTTGGCGTGCTTCTTCACCCTGGCCTTACTCAGGTCGATCACGACGCACTCGGTCCCGGCTTTGGATGTGATGAGGCTGGCACCTTGAAGGCCCAGAAGGTTGATGGATAGATTCAGTTTATTCATGTGGATGGGATTTATCGTATTGTTTGCGCAGCCATTCGTTGACGAACTCAATGTCACCTCGGTTTAGCGCAGCTTCAACCTCGCCCGTGCCCTCGTATTCAAGCGGGCCGGAGGGGAAGTGTTCGGGGTCGGTCTCGGGGGATGGAAGGCGGGTCATTTTGTGGTCAGGTTGTGCCATTCCTGGCGGATGGATTCAAGGGTGTCTTTTACATCCTCATGGTCGTTCTTCTCCTCAAAGTAGGCGTGGCGAAGAGTATGCTCCAGCCCCTCAATCGCCAGCAGCAGGCACTTGCACGCAGCGGGTGACATGGTGCGGGCGTGGGCGATGAAGGTGGCGTCGTCTTCTTTATGCGTATAAGCAACACGCCTGTAAG